CAAAAATTAATACATTTATAGAGAGTATAAAAAGTGTTGGTGATGCATTTGGTGATGTAGTTGTAAAAGGTATAAAAGGTATGGAAGATGCACTAGTAGATTTTGTTATGACAGGTACATTAAATTTTAAAAAATTAGCAAATAGTATAATTGCAGATATGGCAAGAATTGCAATACAACAAAGCATTACTAAACCTTTAGCTGGTTTTTTAGGTGGTTTATTTGGTAATGCAGATGGTAACGCTTTTATAAACGGTGAAATACAAAAATATGCTTATGGAGGCATTGTAAATAAGCCAACTTTATTTCCCATGAAAAATGGTATAGGGTTAATGGGTGAAGCAGGTGCAGAAGCTATAATGCCACTCAAAAGAGGAAGAGATGGTAAATTAGGTGTGCAGTCAACAGGCAATGGTAGTACTGTAATTAACGTATCTGTAGATGCATCATCAACTGATGTATCAGGTAACAATGATGAAAGTAATCAATTAGGTTTAGCTATTGCTAATGCTGTACAAAATGAATTACTAATACAACAAAGACCTGGAGGGCTTTTATCACCTGCTTAAATTATGGCTACTTTTCCTTCTATAGAACCTAGTTATGGTTTTACAAAACAACAAAAACCTTTAAAACAAGTAGTAAAACTTGGTGATGGATATGAACAGCGTCTAACTATTGGACTAAATCAAAATCCTTTTATCTTAACTCTTGCTTTTAATAATATTACTGAAACAGACGCAGATACTATTGAAACATTTTTAACAGCTAGAGCAGATGATAATGCTTCTTTTGATTTTACTGCACCTGGTGAATCTGCTAGTAAAAAATATATATGTGACAATCATCAAAAAACTATACGTTTTGCAAATAGAGCTTCTATTACCTGTCAATTTAGAGAAGTGTTTGAACCATAAATGGCTATACCTGTATCAGAACTACAAAAAATAAATCCTAATTCTATTATTGAATTATTTGAATTACAGCTAGTAGAAGGTTTACATTATGCAACTGGGAATCCATCTAATGTACCAACAATTTATAGATTTCATTCTGGTGTTAATTTAAATAGTAATGCAGATATAATATGGCAATCTAATACATATCAAAGGTTTCCTATAGAGGCATCTGGTTTTGAATATTCTGGTACTGGTCAAATACCTAGACCAAAACTAACAATGGCAAATTTAGGCGGTATTAGTAGATTAGGAAGTGTTATAAGGGTTACTGATCTTTTACTTTCTGTTAATTTAATAACACAACATAATGATTTACTTAAGGCACAAGTAAAACGCATAACTACTACTGCTGATAACCTAGATGCAGCTAATTTTAGTGGTGGTACTAATCCTTATGGAACACCTAGTAGTGACGAGAATCCACAAGAAATATTTGAAATTGATAGAAAAGTAACAGAAAGTAGGGCTGTAGTAGAGTTTGAATTAGTAAGTAAACAAGATTTACAGCATAAGAAATTACCAGCAAGGCAAGTTACTAGAAAGGATTTTCCTGGTGTTGGGTCATTTATTAACTAGATATGAACGCAAAAATACAAAAAGATGCAATAAATCATGCAAAAGAATGTGTACCTAATGAATCTTGTGGGCTTATATTAAAAACAGAAAAAGGTTATGAATATTTCAAATGTAAAAATATCTCACATGAAATAAAAGCAGAATCGTTTGTTATAGATCCTTGTGATTATGCAGATGGTGAGGATAAAGGTATTGTTGTTGGTATTGTTCATTCACATCCACAAAATGTTTTAGAGTTTTCTAAACAGGATAAATATAGTTGTAAATTAATAGATGTACCTTTTTATCTTGTCTGTCCAAATTTAGATAAAATGATTGTAATACAACCTAGTGAAGTAGATGCTTAAAAAAATTACAGTATATGGAAAACTTAGAAAGTTTTTAGGTAAGTCAGAATTTTTTGCTGATATAAATTCACCTAGAGAGGCATTTAGTTTTTTGTATTGTAATTTTAAAGGTATAGAACAACATATGGCAGAGCAACTATATGTAATTAAAGTTGGAGCAAAAGTTATAACAAGTGATTTATTAAATATACAAACTTCACAAGAAATAAAAATTATACCTGTTGTTCATGGTGATTTTTTTACTATACTTTTAGGACTTGGCTTAAAATATGGTGCTAAAAAATTTATTACTAATACAATTATAAAAACTGTTGTATCAACGGTTGCTACATCTTTAATCTTAAAAGGTGCTAGTGATCTAATTGCACCACAGCAAGATACAAGAAACCCTATAAGTGGTCAGGATAGCTTAGATCCATCAGCACTTGCATCTAATTATTCTTTTACAGGGCTTACTAATATAAGTAATAGTGGTGTTCCATTAAATATTGCATATGGAGAGATTTTAGTTGGATCTATTGTTGTATCTAATGGAGTTGATACTATTCAAGTAGAGGGAACAAACTAATGTCTATAAAAGAATTTGACCAATCAACAACCTTTAATAATCCTGATTTACCTAGTGGTGCATTATCTTCTAAACAATTTAATACAGTTGTAGAATTATTATCAGAAGGTGAAATAGAAGGTAGTGCTACAGCTTCAAAAGAAAGTATTACAGATCAATCATCAACTGCATATATTAATGCTTTTAAGAAAGATACTTATTTAAATAAAACTCAAATATTACAACAGGCAGCAAGTAATACAGCACCTACTGATAGTGATTTTAATTTTAAAGATGTAGGATTTGAATTTAGAACTGGTACAGCATCACAAACTTTTATTTCTGGTATAAAAAATATAGAAACAGAAGTGCCTATAGGTACAACCGTTACAACAAGTACACCTGTTACACATACTGTTAGTCAAACAAATATAAATGCTGTACGTGCAACAATTAGATTTCCTTCTATGCAAAAATTTGAAGATAATGGAGATATAAACGGTGTAGAAGTTAATTTGTTAATTAAAACTATTGAAAATGATGGAACAACAACAACAGTTATAAATGACACAGTAAAAGGTAGATCAACAAACCCATATTTTAGGGATTATTTAATAGAATTAAAATCAACTACATCTTTTCCTGTCCAGGTAAGAGTAGAAAGGGTAACTGCAGATAGTACTGATAGTACTCTTGTAAATGCTTTTGATTTTTCTTCTGCTACTAATATTATTTATGAACAAAATGCATATGCTAATACAGCCCATGTAGCACTAAGATTTAATGCAGAACAATTTCCTAGAGTTCCTACAAGGGTATATAAAATTAGAGGTATAAAAGTAAAAATACCAAATAATGCAACTGTAAACCTTGCTGATGGTTCAATTACATATAGCGGTACATGGAACGGTACTTTTAAAACTGATAAAGCTTGGACTACTGACCCTGCTTGGATTTTATATGATTTACTTATAAATGATCGTTATGGATGCAATATTGCAGAATCAAGTTTAGATAAATATGCATTTAAAACTGTTAGTGAATATAGTGGAGAGCAAGTAGATGATGGGTCAGGCACAGGTACAACAGAACCTCGATTTAGTTGTAATGTTAATATTACTCAATCAAAAGAAGCTTATACGGTTATAAATGAACTTTGTAGTGTTATGAGGGCAATGCCTTTTTATGCTGCTGGTACTATAGAAATTGCACAAGATTCACCAAAAACTGTTTCTTATTTATTTAATAATGCAAATGTAACAGAAGAAGGTTTTTTATATTTTGGATCAAGTTTAAAAACAAGACATACTGTTATAAATGTTTCATACTTTGATTTAACAACACAGGAACTAGATGTTGAAACTGTTGAAGCTGACGCATCTACACAAACAAAATATGGAGTAGTAGTAAAAAATATTAAGGCATTTGCATGTACATCAAGAGGCCAGGCTGCAAGGTTAGGTAGATGGTTTTTATATAGCGAACAAAATACTGGTGAAACTTGTACATTTACTACTACAATAGCTGCTGGTGTTTTAGTTAGACCTGGTGATGTTATAGAAATTGCAGATAGTTTAAAATCTGATGCCAGAAGAGGTGGTTTATTAAAAAGTGTTACTAGTACAACAGTTGTAGTTTTAGATGATACTGCTAATACAGATATTCCTGATATATCAACTAGTCCATCAATTTCTGTAATATTACCTGACGGTAGTATGGAAACTAAAACTATTAGTAATATAAGTAGTGGTACTATTACTGTTTCATCTGCTTTTTCTGCAGCACCAAATGCAAATGCACCTTATATATTAGAAACAACATCATTACAGCCTACAGAATGGCGTGTTATTTCTGTTACTGAAAATAAAAATACAACTTATACAATTAACGCTGCTGAACACAATTCTGGTAAATATGCTTTTGTAGAAGATGGTTCAGCTTTACCTACAAGAAATATATCTACGGTCACACAAATTCAAGACCCACCAGTAGGTTTAAATGCTACAGAAAAAATTGTTGTTATTAATAATAAAGCAGTATCAAAAATTATATTAGATTGGCAACCGCAATCAGGTGCAAGTAAATATGAAGTGCAATATAGATTTGCAAATGGTGATTTTAAAAAAATAGAAACGCTTTCTAGTGATGCAGAAATATTTAATACAAATGATGGACAATATGAATTTAGAGTATTTTCTTTTAATGCATTAGCACAACCATCTAGAACACCTGCAACACTTACATTTAATGCTGTTGGTAAAACTGCACCACCATCTAATATTACTAATTTAACTTATGAACCCATATCAGATAAAGAAATACGCCTTAGATGGGATGCTGTAACAGATCAAGATGTAAGAGCAGGTGGTCGTATTCACATTAGGCATAGTCCAAAAACTGATGGTTCAGCAAATTTTTCAGATGCAACAGACCTTGTTTTTGCATTAAGTGGAGCATCTACAGAAAA